TTTGACTTAGGCAACCTAGAAGTATTTTTAAAAACTTTTCCTTCAATAGATCTTCCGACAAAGCCCACACAAGTATTTTCATGATTATGAATTGGTATAGTTACCATGTCTTGGATCTCAGAGTATCCCAATTTAAACTTTTTTACTGAATCCAATGTTATATTTCTTTTAGAAAAATAATCAATTGCCCTTTGACCTATTAATGCCTGTGAATGTAATTTTATGATTATGTCTGAATCTAACTCAACCCACTCTTCTTTTTCTGCTAACTTAGACGATATATCAGATAAAATATCTACCTCTACCTCTTTACCCTTTATAAAACGAATAGCCTCAAAATAAGTTCTACCACTAATCTGCATTACAACTTCTATTAAGTCTGCTGTTTTTTGACATGAAAAACAAAATAGCATTCCACTATATTTGTTTATCTCTGCTGCTGGTGTCCTAGTATTATTATGAAATGGACAAAATATCATGTATTCTGAATCTAGTTCAGACTCTATATCTATACCTGTTCCTGCGAGAACTCTTTTGATTTGTTCTTTCGTGTATAAATTGGTTTTTGTCCGTCTATTCCTAAGATCCATTCGCTTTTCTTTCTCCCTACATATATTCCGTACACTGTTAATTCAAATTCAAATTTTCTTTTTTTCTCATTATAGTCTATCGTAAAGTCTGGCTCTATGTCAAACCTTGGCACATAACCAGTTAATTTCATTTGTGAGACTATCAATCTTATATATTCAGTTTTTAATCTTCCAATGGCGGACTCATCGTGGATATCTCCACTAAGATTAAACTTCTTAATTGGCTTATGGTGATAGTTTGCCATAACATATATTATACAACCTTATCCTCATAATCCTTATATCTGTAATAGCCTTTGTCAAAATCAGCCTGAACTAAGAATTCTCCCATAAAACCGTTACGATTCTTACGAAATACGCATTCTATAATATCACTATTAGTCCCTCGCCCAAGAGCCAAAACCCAGTCAGCATCATAAGCAATCTGTCTTGACCATGCTGTTTGACCAAGTGTTGGCACGGTTTCCAATTTGGTAACATCATCTGGAGTAGCAGAAGAGATAGCAATGATAGGGACTTCTTCAGAAATTGCCATTAACTTTAATTCACGAGATAAGTTCTTCATGCGAACAGTTTCATTGTCTGATTTTTGGTTTGGTGACATTAGTTGTAGATAGTCAACAATAACAAAGTCTGGCTTATATTGATCAATCTTTCCACGAAGAACTAACGGCGTAATATCTCCACCAGTATCATTTGAGATAATATGAAATTCTGGCTTACCTTTAACATTTTTAGTGTGCCATGACTTAAGCATTTCCATCTCAACTTGTCCTGCACTTAACTTACGATGAGACCAAATGCCTTCACCCATTATGGCAAATACACGATTACGAACCTCTACCTCAGACATTTCAAGACTTATGATCATTGGGCTACGACCCTGTTTCCAGGCCTGTACAGCGAAATAGAGAGACAACCATGACTTGCCTATGCCTGGATATGCAAGAAAGACTCCCAACTGCCCTGGCATGATCCCAGAAGGTAGATAGTTATCAAATCCTGGCAAGCCTGTTTTAATTCCAATAGCACCAGCCTCTTGTTGTTTCTTAAGATTTTCAAAGTATGCAACAGCAGAGTCAAGATCTGTTACATCAATGTCACGAATGGCTGCTGTATTTTTTCTAAGTTCTGCAGTCTTGGTTATAAGATTTTCTAATGCATCGATAGTAGAACCGCTCTGTACATCTGTTGCAGCAGACCTAATAATATCTTTTAGGCTATTAGATAAATATTCTACCTGTAATTCTTCAAGATGATGCTTGGTTGTACCTACTCCAGATATAGGATCAAAATCCCTAAACTTTTCTACAACTAATTCTTTGGGTGGAACTGAAGCATTTGCTTCATAATACTTTCTAATAAATTGCCACACATCTATATGTGTAGTTAGTATATTTTCAACGTTGGCCTGTAATAATACATGTACTTGCTTATCTTCTAATACGGCTGATATTAACTTTGATTCTGAATTATTCACTCAACCATTCCTTTGCTCTCAACCGTCTTTGCTGTCTTTCTTTTAAATCTTTTTCTTGTTCCTGAACTCTTTCAAGTATATCATGGGCTACATAAGCAAAATGATTCCATGTAGGATTTTGTGTAACATCAAAATAATACTCTAATAATTCATAGCACTTATCTAAACCGTACGATTCAATAAGTGCATCAGCAGACCACTGCTCAATCCACTTATTATATTGTGGCTTCTGTCCTAGTTTAAACTTATAGTGTTTATCAAACCTACTTAACAGAGCCAAACGCTTCTGTTTGTCAGTCACACTACTCGCTTTCGGCTAATTCAACTTTTGCTTCTGAGATTTTTGCTGTTAATTTATCTTCAACAAATTTATATACACGCTCAAACGCTTGATCTGTATTTTCTCCATCACGCTTTGAGTCTACAACCCCAAGATCTAATCTTAAAGATTGAAAATTGCCAAGATTTAATGTGTATCCGAGTGTTACTGATACCTTAGTGTCTTCCATTTCATACCCTTCTGTTATATTGATTCAGACCAAATAGGAATAAATCTTCCGTCTTCGGTTCTTGTATATGTAAGTATACCATCGCCCATTCTCCGTGTCAACTCAGCCTTGCTGGGCGTAATATCATTTGTTATTAAATTATCTTTTCTTGGTCTACCAATATGGTAGGTAGCAAGTATATCACGTATCTCTCTTACCTGTGATTCAGAATAATAAGATCTTACTTGCCAACCACGTGCACCACCTTTTTGAGATCCCATTGGGAATGGTATAATCCCTCTTTTCATTAATGATGGCATATATTTTTTGTGTCTATTTACTAATTCTGCAGTTTGTCCTACAGTATATGCTCTTTCTCTTTTATTTTTGAAATCATTAATTAAACAACTTTCAATTCTATCTTTTGTGATATTATAAACAGACATAATTCCATTAGATCTATTTAAATGATGTACTCTTACTAAGTCACCATTAAGAAACCATACTTTTTTATTTCCAGGTATTACAGGGGCGAGATTGTAGCCTTCGCTCTCAATGCTTCCTTTTTTAACAGCCATACGCCCTCTTCGCTATCCTCTGGTGGATGAAAAAACTTTCTTGATCCGCAATATAAACAAAATGTTTCTATATGATGTATAGAGTTGTACACACGATCTACAAACATTTTGCTTTTGCATTTAACACACTTTAGCATTAATTTGGTATCCCTATCGCAATTAGATTTACTCCAATTGAAAGGGTACCGCTTTTGTTAAATTTAACAACACCATCTACACGAGAATTAGTTACTGACTTCAATACTACAGATACCTCTCTTCCAGATTCTGTATTATTTAAATTAATTGGTGTAGCAGTTACAATTGGCGGGTACTTAAAATCTGTAAATGGATATGAAAATGATGCCTCGCTACCACTAGTAACAGTAGCATTTGTGACAACTTCAACATACCCCCCAACAAATCTAGCACTTGAAGTTTTTGTGTTTTGCTTGCCAGACGAGACTGTGTCTACGGTCACATATTTATTATTTGTTTCTGTTACATTTTGAGATAGGTCAGTGATTGCCTTGGCGAGATCGTAAATGTATGAAACATCTAAAGGCTGTCCCTGATTTGGTAAAGGTGGAATCTTAGTCATATATATTATTATACCATTAAACCGTATGAACGGGTGGAGAATAAACTCGTAGAGCAGTGTACTCTCTTGATATTGGAACCCCCTTTAAAAATATTTCTACGCTTAATTCATTTGGTGGATTTGATTGGACGGCGCCATTAATAGTATAAGTTGATGGAATTACCATTGATACTGAAGTTGTAGATATTCTTTCTTTATATATCCAATCGCCTTGACCAGACCTCCCCCACTTAACCCAAATATCATACTCTACCGCATGACGTATTTCATTTGTTCCTATTTTTACTTCTACGGCATCCCATACAACTGTGGCTATAGACCCTTGCTTACTCACAGAAACATTTCCAGTAACGTAAGAATAATTTGGTTGCAACACTATTTGTTGTGACCAATGGGAGGTTCTATTTTTGTCTTCAGAAATAATTCTATATCTAATTGCATATCCATTAACTTCATTATTGAAAGTTGGCAAGGAACTATTTAAAATAGTTACCTTCTTTATACCTTGATCCGCCATTACTGTACATCCATGGCAAACCTAAACTCTAAAAAGTTAGTGGTGTTTGCTGTCTTTACTATAGTCTCTGCATCAGTATTTTTTATTACGGAATATCCTGTTAAACCATATAATGGATTTGTAGTGCTTACATTTTCTAATCTCATTGCATCTAGGCATACGAAAAAATTACTAGACGGCAGGCCTGCATCTATTACGCTAACAAATATTTTAACTACATCAACTGCACTCCAGATAAAGCCAGACGTCTTTTTTAATTCTTGTAATTGTTTTTTTACAACCACATATCTATTATTATTAAAGTCATGTTGATTTGCGCCTATTCCGTTGTCTAAGTTTACTTCAAATCTGGCATATTCTCCAGTACCTACAGTATCTTCTGATGAAAACTCAACTATCATTTTTACTGAATCTGGAACATAGGTAGCATCACCATCTTTATTTATTACAGAAAAGGCAAGCCTTAGTTCATCTAGAGCAGAATTTTTACTTAAATCAACTGTTGCCCCCTCTAAATGAATATGATTAGATGTAGGATTAATATCTATTTCATTGTTAACAGAATCATATGTAAGATTTGCATAGTTACCCGCAATAACAATTACATTATTTAAAAACCTAGATCTTTCATATCTTGATAATCTAGACTGATTTGTAAATATTCTATTATCAGCGTTGGTATTAAATACTGAATTTGTTGTTTTAATTATATTATCATTGTCGTCTTCGTCTAGTGGTGTGTATATAGTAGGTATCTCACCAGAGTTTGTTTGATTATGATATTGCCAATTTTCATCTGTTGAAAAAGAGAATATTGATTTGCTGTCATATGAACCAGCGGTAGGATTTGAAGCAGCAGAATAAATACCAACTTCTGATATTTCATATCTTTCTTCTGTAGGTAACTCGGCAGTTAATACTACCTTTGAAATACCATCTTCATTTACATACCCTCTAGAACTGATAGGAACACGAAACATCTCAAAATCAAGATTTGCTTTCTGAGAATAATCTCCAAGTGTCCCGTCTGAACTGATTGGCTTTGCCCCGCAGCCAACAGCAATATAAGAGGCATAGGCTGGTGCCTGACCTATCAAGTATTTTCCTAAAATGCCTTTACCAGTATTAGTTATCATATTTATTCCGCCTCATATATTGTATCATTAAGTATTGATCCCGTGTTCATTATTTGAACCTCAACCTGCTCATCTGGGTCCATGTTTACTACATTTATAATAATGTTGCCAGTAGTAGGCTCAACATAAACGTATTCCCCGTTTGGCCCAGTCCCCACATTAGGTATTTTATTATGAAACTTAATTGGGAAATTATTAAAATATGATTCGGAGGTATTCTGTAATCCTAAAACATTTTGTGGGCTATACTGAAGAGAAAGAGATGTAGTATTTTTAATAGGACTATAAATAATATTTTGTCCATTAACGGTATCATTTCGTGCTATATTCAATATTTCTAAACTTGATAAATCTTCAAAAAGAAGATCTGTCATTACTTCTATGGGAATAGAATCACTATCAAATATAATAATATCTTTATCTGCTATTTTAATAGGTTCAGTATTTGTACTTGAGCCATCTGATTCTGGCGTTCCTGCTGTTGCCTCTACCATTACTTCACCTCGCTAAGATAAAGATTCATTGATGGGCCATCTGAATCTTTTGAATACTCTATATTATATACTAAGAATCTTGAATTGTCTTCTGATATCTGATCAATATTATTTTTACTAAAACTTAAACTTACAATGTCGCCCAACTGTATAGTAGGCATAGCGAATATTTTTAGCCCTATAGATTTTCTTGGCTTAGTAATTTTAGAAACTAGCCATGACATCATGTCTGACGCCTCGTCTTGACTCTGTATGTAGGGTGCGTCTAATGCAAAATCATTGACTCCATATGTCAATCTACTTACCTTGATATCTTGATACTCTTGATCAACTTTAAGTGGGGAAACTATTAAACTAGACCCAGATAATTGAGGATCTGACAGATTGCTATTTTTTGTAAAATACTCATCAACAGTTAATTCGTTATTTGATTCTTGGGTAAAGGTTACACCTTGTATTCTTAAATAATTACCGCTAGTCTCATCTAAACTTAACACAGTATCAGTACAATTAAATAATAAAAATTCTGCACCATACGCTCCTGCTCTAAATCCAGAAACGCTATATCCCTTAATCCTATTAAAAGTTGGTGAGATTCTAGCATTAAGTGCTGGGTATGCCTTATCATATCTAATATTAAAATATGCTGCCTCACGCATAATGGTGCCAAATTCTTCAAAATAAATATTATATTGTGGAGGCTGGCTAGGACTTATTCCAGATAAATATGTTGACTGTACGATACCAGACATTGAGTATTTTCTAAATGATTCATTTATATCAATTTCGTTATCTGCAAATATAGAATTCTTTGGTGTGTTCAATATGCTTGCAGTATTTTGAGAATAGTTTGCAGTTAATGCATAAATGTTTTCAAACATACATCTTGATGATCCACGAACGAATAGGGCCATATTATTGTATGCTGGAAGCGGTGACTCGTCAAAAACTGTAGCAACCTGTTTATTATTTACATATAAATAAAACTTTCTTGTTGATCCTACATCTTCATATTCAACTGCTAAATCATATACTGTAGGGGTATCTTCTCCCACCATTCTATATTGACCAGTAAAGTTTCCACTATCTACTACTATCTTTGCAAGACCTCCCCATAGTTTTACTGGTATGGCTTTTGATGTACCGTTTTCTGAATATATCTTATAGAAAATAATATTATGTAAGTCTTTTGCATTCTCAGAATACTGGCTAATATTATTTTCTGTTAAAGCAATAATTTCAAAATAATATCCAACATTTGTTGTTGGGTTAATCATAACTGCCATACCGCCTGATCCACCACCAATAGTTACATTTTGGCTTGGATCTGTTGTTGGTAAATAATAATATGCATTGCTACCGTATGCAGTCTGTCCTCTAACCTCATTATTTTCAATCTTTCCAATAATTCTCATTCTTGTACCAAAATGTTTAAATCTATTATCTAATGGCTTGTAGGTATATGAAACAAAATCAACTGGAGATTCTGTAGTAGTAAAAGATGGTCCATTCATAACTAACGCTGAAGATTGAATAGTTCCCGTCACAGTACTTGGTAATTGATTAATTTCTGTTTCAGTTTTATTAGTTGAAGCAAGGAAATTTCTTATTATACCATTCTGATATGTTTTTTGTGCTAAGGTATCGTTTTTCCCTGCAGCGCCCAAGACTAGATCTAAAGCGCTTGCTTCTTCTGCTCCACCATTTGTAAGGCTGAATAGGTACTCTGATGACATAGTGCATCCACGCTTGTTTGTATTAGATGACCAGTAAGGGTCTAGGCCTGCTGTATGCAAAACTGGCAATGTTCCAAATTGACCTCTTCCATGCTTTGCTACTTGTCCATTTTTTAACCTTACAGTTCCATTTATGGTTTCATAGTTTGGCTCACAATAAATTCTTACTAATCCAGTTGGATAAATTTTTCCATTAAATGGTAATTTAGAGAAATAATTTTGATACTCTTTAACATTATTAATCCATACATTTCCAAACCCGCTTATATTATATTCAACTGCATCAAATTTAATTATTTCTCCATTTGCAAAAAAGTATCCATTATATCTTGATAGCCAATAAACACCCTCTCCAAGATCCATTATATTATTTATTATTTGATTATTAACAACGGTTGGTACATTAGCAGTTAAATTAGAATTTAATGGAATTGCTGATAAGACATAACTTGATTGACTATTGGACTGATCGTTTATTGATTTAACATTTTCATCTGGAGATACTTCCCATAATAGTGCTGGCTTATATACCCATGTTTTTTCTTGGTCTACCAGGTTTGCCTGCTTAATAGAACTATATGACTTTTGTATATATCTAGTTCTATAATTAATAGATCCATCATTATAAACTATATTATCTTGAGATGACACTTCAATTATGTTAGCAAGTTTATTAGCCGTAGTCTTATTATTTATAATACCCTGATCTTCAAAATCATCATTTCCATAAAGCGTTATATCTGTTGTACGCTCTGTTTCTGAGGGCATCATATATCCCTTGCTCATTACAATAAAATTATTAAACTCATCAAAAAACATTGCTGTTTGAGATGACACTGCTAGGTCTTGCAATACTCTTGCAACACTTGTGTCTGGTGGAATATAAAAGAATGGTATTCTCAATTCTTTTTCATTTGATAATTTTTTAAAAGTATAATTAGCGAAGCCAACAGAATCTAACAACATGGATACGGCGTAACTAAACGATACGTTAGTTAGAAGTACTTGTGGGGCCGTTATTGATTCTAAGTAGAAATAAAGATCTCTTAGGTCTAGTTCAATTCTTCTATCATTAATATTTATTCTTGGAAAATTTTCGGAATACATTGTTTTAATTGGCACGTAATAATCATACCCATCAACATCAACAATTATTTCATAAAACTTAATTTGTATATTTTTAGTATTATATGAGGAGATTATGCTTAAATTATTATTTGCATTAAATGATTCATCATAATCAAATAAAGATAATCTTCCAGTGCCTGCAAGTAATTGGCCAACTGGCAAACCAGATATTCCTAAATCTGATGCTTGTTTAGTAATAGAAAATTGCATAGTCTTATCAGACAAATCAACTGCTAATCTTGGAGACAATTCAATTAAATCAAATGTAGAGTTTTGCACATTCATTGTATCAACAACTACACGAATGCCACGGATATATTCAAACTCACGATATCTTTTTTCAAAACTTGATGTTTGATTATAGTAGTCTGGATCTGACAACTTTGTTACGAACTGAGTGCTTCTATTTACAGACTCATCGGCAAGATCCCATCCATATGTTGGAACAAATTCTTCATAAGCATCGTCAACCCAAATGTAATATTTTCCTATATCATTTTCTGATGCCTTAACCAAATATGCGTAACCATTTATTGATTGTTCTGGTAACATGTTTACACTTAAATATTCTTCTGCTTTGATAAAAATATTTTTATATTTATTTGGTATTATTAGTCCATAGGATAATTCCACATACCCGTCATGTTTAATTATATTCGAGCCATCTGCTCTTTTTTCTGTTGAATTAAAAGATTTTGCATCTACCCAAGTATTATTTTTTAATACCTGTATTTTCCATTTTAACGGCACAGTTCTGTTTATATCACCGTATAATGGATCTGAAAAAGAACCAGAAGGTCCAGAAAATATGCCTAGATCTACCGATCCAACATTTGTTTGCATTTTAACAACTATACGATTTGATGGAACATTATTTTTATATACAACAAAAGGAGCGGCATCATCTATATAAAATTGGCCATTAATAACTTTATTTGCAATACCACGCTCTATATTATTCTCTGTTCTATATGATGTCCAATACTTAAAACTATCATTTTTATCACCCATATAGTAACGTGGTCTATCCATCATATTAATGTTTGCGTGATGTATTTTTTTATTTGGTAAAAGTATTGCCTTATTAATTCCTGAGCGAGGTCTAAATTTTTTAAAGCAATCTTCTAATGAATATAACATTTTCATCTTATCATTAGTGCTTGCAAAGGTATTAAGAGTGTCATCATTCTTATACCCACCATCAATAATAATATCTGCATCAGTAGCATTAGTATAAAAATTTCCAGCATCTGATGCATCAAATGTATTAGGTATTGTTTTATATATTGATGTGGCTGGGTCTTGTGTTCTATATCTATAGTTTCCAACTTTAGAAATATTGTCAAAAATATTCATGTTCCACTCAGCAATAACTGCGCTCTGAGTTTTAATGGTAGAAGATGTTTCTAAATGGTTTTTTAAACTATCGCTAGAAAACATTTATACCTCTTCTAAGGTTACAGATATGTTCCACATATCAAAATTATCTGACCCTCTTTTTACTATACTATATTGAAAGTTAGCAAAATACATTTCCATTATTTCGCTATATTGATGTAAATGTGCATATGGATCATCTATTCCTTGCATGGCATCAAAGTTTTTATAATTATCATATGATAAAAATACCCAGAAAGAACCTTTGTGATTTCGGTACCAGTCTAATATTTCTACTCCTCCAGCACCACCATCTGTAGTATACTCTAAACTATTATTTCCCTTATATGGTGATTTGCCAGTAGTAGTATTAAATTCTGGATTAGTGTAATATGATCTTGATGGCAGTAAATCCCAAGAAACATTTATTTGAAGTTTATCTGCAACATGATAAGATCTCATACGGCCATTAATCATTCTTTCACGTTTTTCTATTCTTGTAGGAACAAAATCAATAGGAGACCTATTGTCATCAGACAATATTAAAAAGTCACCGCTGGTAGTATTTGCTACTGTAGAATTAATTTCATATCCATCTGGGATATAAACTCCATTAGACAATATTCCAGAATTATTAGACCAAAGCATTCCTTGAGGTCTGCCATATTTTTTACGACCAGCCATATATGCTGCAGCATTTGGATTAGTTGGCATTATATTTTAACTCCTCTCAGCCTTTGTCCTTCTATCTGTCTGATATTTCTCATAACAACATTTGCAATTTCATTAGGATCTGAATCAGACTGAACATTAACATTCAACTCATAATTATACACTGAGCCAGATTGATATGTTCCATTATTTATTGCTCTTAATTTATCTACACCAAAATCTTGTACTGCATATCTTCTAACAACAAATTCTCCAGGAGTTAATAGTGATGGAACAGTATCAGTTCCTCTAACCAAAGATCCTTTAGCAAAATATTTAGGTCGTACGAGTCCACCTCTTGCATTCATCTGAAATGCAAATGGACCTCCCCCACCACCTGGCATAATAGGAATCAACCCCATTCCACCTCTTACTGGTGTAGAGGTTTTAGGGGTGTTCTTTAGTATATTTTCTGCTTCTTTGACTACTAGTTTTCCTTGTACTTTTTCTACTCCCTTTGTTGCAGCGGCTGCTACGGCAGCACCTGTTGCAACTGCTATTGCTCCAGGAACTAACCATGTTGGAAGATCGCTAGGTCCAGGCGCACTTGTCCATACTGGAGGAGTATTTGCTGCTGGAGCAGCAGGGGTAGCAGGCTTTGGAGTTACTGTAGGTTCTGCCTTTGGCTTACTTACAACAGCAGGTAGATCTGTTGCAGGAATGGTCACTGGAGTTTTAACTGGAATAATATAATCATCATTAACAACATTAGGAACTAATGCTGGCTTAGGCAATACTGGCTCTATGGTTGGCTGATTAGGCTTTACTGTAGCAACTGGATTTGGCTGTAGCGCTGGAACTCCTCTTGGAACTACTTCCCAAGGATGCTCTACCCATTCTCCAGTATAGAAATTATAGTATGGTCTTAAAACAGGAACGCCTTCAGGAACTACTCCTGGAACAGATCGTGGCGTTGCTTCTGGTACAGCCTTTGGAGTTGTGGCAAATACTGGACCACCTATTGGAGTTGGTAGTGGTGTAGGAACGGCTCCTGTAGGACTTGGTGTTCCTCCTGGAGGAATAACAATTGTTGCTCCAGGTGTTGGTTTAGGTGTAACGCCTGTAGTTGGTTTAGGAGTAATAGCATCTGTTGGCTTTGGAGTAATCGGGGCAGTTGGTTTAGGAGTAATCGGATCAGTTGGTTTTGGAGTTAATCCAACGGTAGGCTTTACAAGGTTATCTGGACAAATTGGAATACAATCGCCATCAAGCAGGCCTCCTGGTGCCAATGTTTGTCCTGGTGCAAGCGTTGTTGTTTGTTGTGTATATTGTGTAATTATTTCATGAACAGTTGTTTTGTTTGCTGGTACCTTATTCCAGTAATCAACAATACTCTTTACAATATCTAAAGCATCCTGAATAGCCTTAGTATATGCATCGCTTCCAGTTTTTGCAATATCAATTCTATTCTTAATTGCCTCCCATTCTAAACGACTACGACCAAGGACGGTGACTGAAGATATTAACTTATCAAGTTCTACCTGTCCAAGACGAATTCTTTCTTTGATAGGCTCTATCTGCTCTTCTTCTATCTTAAATATTTCTTTCTTTACATTTCTAATTTTTTCTTCAAGTTGTGCTCTGGTGAAGCCACTTGTTGACTGTAAGTTTGCAAGAGCAGTTTCTTGTGCCAACTTTAAAGATTCTTTTTGTGTGTCTAAAGCATCCTGAGCCTCTTGTGCTCTTAATTCTTGAACTGCCTTCGCTGCTGCTGCAATATCTCCTTGAGACAGAGCATCTGCAATTGTTAATTGTGCTTTTTGCTGCCTTGATATTCTTTCATTAATTTTCTCAATTTTATCAAGTGCTTCTAACTTCTTATCATATTCTTTATTAATATCTACTTCTTTATCTTCAATTTCAGAAATTCCAGCATCATAATCATCTAATTGATATTGAAGTTTTGCAATTTTATCTTCTTCTATCTTTAGTGCTGTTTCATCAGCACCAATATTAAACTGGAACTTTTCTCCTTCTTGATTTATAAATTCGTTGAATCCGCTTACATTTGTTCCCATTTGGAAATCTAAAGTTAGTTGCTTTTCTTTTGCATCAAAAGATTCCATAGCCTTCTGGAAGCCTTCATTAAATATATCTTCCATGCCCTCTATGGTTAGCATTTTTATTTTTAGTTCTAGGTCTGCAGCGTCTAGTACTTGTTGTAATCTTCTTTCAAACTCTGCTTGGTTAAACTGAGGATTTATAAGCATTGTTTGTAAATCTTCATTTTCTAAAATTGCTTTTCTTTGTTCATTGTTAAATTGACTTAATCTGCTGTATAGCATATTAACCATATTAACCTTGTCTACATAAGCATCATTTTCTTCTCGTAGTGATTCTATAGTTTCATATTCTTTTCTTGCCTCTGAAGCCTTTTTCCAAGCAGTGACAAGTTGAGTTAATTCATTCTTTTGATCTTGTAGATTAACAACAATATCTTTGTGTGCAATTGCTGAGGCAAATGCGGTATCTGCAATTGCTGCATATGCATCTTGAGCATCAATACCTGCATCAGTTAATTTCTTAAAGGCAGTAACCTGATGAATTGTAGTTCTTAGTGTGCTTTCTTGTTGATTCTGGAACTCTCCAATAGATATATCTCTAAATGCTTCAGCAATGCTCCATCCTAATGACTTAATCTTAGTAATGTTTCCATTCTTATCAAAATCAAATAATGTATCTTTATACTTATCCCAATCTTCTGGAGACATTCCAATTACAAGATCGATTAGTGATTCAGACCCCTTCATTCCTCTTATCTGCTGAGCCATTCCTGTAAATCTAGTTAATTGTTTTGCACCGCCCAAGAACCTGCTGAGAGCCTTTGAGGATGCCTCCCAGCCCTGTGTATAAGGAATTTGAATTTTACGAAGTTGCTTTAACTTTGCCAAAAGGTCATCTAATGCAGAGGTCTTTGGTCCACCTGTGCTTGAGCCAGGTACCTTGCCTGTAGGTATCTTGTTGCCTTGAGCATCCAAACCATAAAGTCTTTGTGTTGCCTCTGCTTGTGCTTGTGCCATTGTTGATGCACTGCTTCTTGATAGATCGGCTAAGTGTCCATATGCAGTACCGCCAATAGTTCCAGAAGTGATGCCTCTAGCAGCCAAATACTTATCTACTACAGATGGATCTCCTAATGCTTGGAAACTAATAATGACTTTTCTTTCTACCTTGCCGTCTGCTCCAGCAATACTGTCATATTGATTGTATAGGTTAGCCCACTTAACTGGATCAGCCTCATATAGTTTTGCAACTATATCTTTAGTAATTGGGTCTGGATATTTTTCTAACTCTTCTATTTCTGTTCTTAGTTCATTAATCTTCTTCCATCCCTTTGTTCTAAGAACTAGAGTAGAGTCTAATTCAGAGGGGATACTTGTTATTGCCTGTAAAGCCTTCATGTTTGTGTCAAAGTTTTTATTTTTCTTACTAAACTTTTCCATTAATTTATCAATAGCATTATCACCAAGATCTGTCTTGTTTAATAATTGCAAGAACATATTTGCTTGATCTAGACCCTGGGTCTTTACTATCATGTCAAAGTTAGCACTTGCATCTTCATTATTAGCAAAAATCTTAGCAAGTCTTGCAGCAGATGAAGGGTCTAACTCTCCTGACGCTATCATTAATTGAAGTGAAATTTTTGCATTAGAGCCAGTGGTTAGTTTATCGATTTCCTCTAATGCTCCCTCTGCAAAAACCTTCATTGGTCCATCTTTGTAAAGTGCTAGAGTTGCATCTTTTATAGCATTATTTATCTGATCATAATTACCAGTATTGCCAACTTCTAACATCTGTTGCTTAAGAACATTTAGGTATTCAGAGTTCTTTGCTATAAGAACATCTACCTTTCCTGCTCTTTCATCTTCTAATCTTGCTGCTTCCTCTGCAGTAGCAGCATTCTTAATTCTAGTCTCATATTCCCTATTTAGTGAATCTACTAAGCCCTGATTGTTTGCTAATTGTTGAGTGCCCAACTGTACGGCAGCGCCAACATATTTAGCATTTTCTGTGGCATCTTTTTTGTCTCCAAAATAATTTATTCCTGCTCCGATACCACCAACAATTGCACCTGCAACAAGACCCGCTCCGCCAGTTGCAAGACCTGTCGCTGCCATCGCTGTTCCTGCAGCAAGAAGTGCTGTGCCAATTGTTTCTTGTGCATTGGCACCCTTATTCTTTTGAATAGTCTGCAGAGTTTTATCAAACATCTCTGCTGTTTGCTGTGCACTATCTTCTGCAATTTTAATTCTAACTGTTAGTGGATCTCTTAATAAATCAACACCGTTTGTACCGATTAAAGATGATAACTCTCCAACTATATTTGCTGATATAGAATAATCTCTTAATTTTTCTCCAAGTCCAGCAGCAATACTATTTGCCTGATCTGAAGTAAGTACTCCTTGAGTAATTGCAACTGCAAGATTATTTGCTATATTGGCTGCTACTTGATTTTTAGAAAGTCCTTCTTTAGTCTGCTGTTCAATATCAGATAGCATAGTTTTACCAGCATCTGACTCCATATAATTTTGACCAAAGATTCTTTCTTGTGGACTTACGTTAGATAATGCTGTTGTCTGTCTTCTCTTTCTTAATTCTGTTGCAGATACAGTCTTTGTCATTTCGGCAAAAGATCTTATATCATCTGCAGTACTAGCCATTGCCTTAGCAAGATTTGCGCCTTCTTTTCTTGCATCATCAACATCCTTCTTAAATTTCCAAATAGCAACACCTATAGCAACAACTGCAGCAATTGCAGCGACCCAAGGATTTGCTAATAATGGCAGAAGTGTTGCAACTCCTTGTATAGCAAAAATAAATGGCATCATCTGTTGTGCTATTTCGCCTATCTTACCACCAGCAAATGATGCTGCTAATGTCAAACCAGATACTGCTCCTGCACCCATAGCAGCCTTACCGCTAAGTTCTCTAAATCTATCTTTAGCACTGATTGTTTCTGTAGTTGTTTGTGTAAGGCTTGCTGTATTTGCATCAATTGCTTTTGCATTAGCAACTAATGCCTTTTGTCTCATCTCTGTTGCTTCTTTAAATCTACCCTGCTTTTCTAACTTATCTGCTTGTTTTCTATATGCACGTGCTACAGGGTCCACTGGACCAGTTGTAGTTCCATAGTTAGCCATTCTATTTTCTGCTGGATCGTATCCATTATACTTTCCAGGAATTCTGAAACGGCCTGCATTGATTTCAGAAACAATTCCTCTTTTACCAGTCTTACTCTGTAGATCTTTTACGCCTTTTTCTGTTAGGATTGCTTCCTTAGCAGATATTGCTACAGCCTTTGTATCTTTGCGTCTCTTTACTCCACCTTCAACAATATCCTTGATGGTTCCTTCTGGAAGCATTTTAGCAAGATCAAAAACAGGACGATTCTTCGGTAATCCCTGCCCTCTAAATGCATTAACGAAATCACTAACGACTGTTCCTAATGCCCCAGGATTTTGCATCTTTAATCCAGATAACAAACCAGCCCTTCCTGCTGACATTTCAAACTTAGCAATTTCTTGAATCATCTTGTAGTCATTTGGACTTACAGGATGTCTTCCCTTTAATGCAGAGAATGCTTCTTTAACTCTTCCGAGCATTTTTTCATCATATCCTACAGCCTTCATCAATGAAGGATTAGATGATATTTTATTTGCTAATCCAAGTAATGCTGGTGTTCCAGCAGTGTCTACACGGTATTGTAAATATTTATTTACTAAACCACTATCAGCAACTACACGACCCTTTGTCCATTTTGTCTTAGCATCTTCTGGTTTTTCTATATGTGAAAGATCTACTCTTGCATAATTTCTTAATGTCTCTCCGTCTGTAATTCCAGCCCTAATTAATTTTTTCTTAATCCAATTTGATTCTCTTTCTAGATTAAGTCTATCCTTTTTATCAAGAACAGCCATTGCCTTTTTACGAACATCTTTACTTGCTCCCATGCCAAACTTAGTTGGAAGTTTGCTCTTAATTCTTGAAACAGAAAATGCTGTTCCACTATAGGATCCCTTTTGTGATTTTGCTCCTGCGTTATATGCAAGTTGATCTTTTAATAAATCGTCAGAAAGAATACTCCAGAATGATCCGCCTCTTCCTGGAGCAGCAAATAATGGAGGAGTCTTATCTGTTCCTGGCTTCCATGCAAAATTATTTCTATCTGACATATAGTCAACAACTAAAGATCTATTTCTTAAGTAACTATTTCTTAGCGCATCCATTCTTGCTTGATTCTTAGGACTTTCTTTTGCCCTTGCTATTTCGAATGCGGAAGGCTTGCCATCTTTGCTGGTATAAAAATCATCTATAGATTTTAGTCTATCTTCAATAACATATCTTGGAACCTGCTTAAAGTCATCTGGCAACTGAGGAACATTTGTTCTTGCCTGAGGAGACATCTTACTTTCATATGTGGAACTTGATTTTCCTCCAACGTCTTCTGTACCTTCGTTAAATCCAGGTATTTTCTTATCAGCAATTAGTGCACGAATGACTGGCTTGTTTTCTGGTCTTTGTGCTGGCGTTTGAGGAATTACTGCTTCTCCTGGTGTAAGTGCAGATAATACTGTATCTTTATTTCCTGTTCCTGGAACCTTAGCAACGCCATCAGAATAACCTGGTAACTTTCCTCCAGGCTTAAATCCTGGCATCATTCCTCTAGGATTTGACATAGCAAATTGTTGTTGTGCAGCAGTTGCAGTACGTAATGCATTAGTTAATTGCTTAAGTGCTGTTGCTTCTACTGTAAATGCCTGTGCTAGTTGGTTGTGTGTCTGATTCAATGAAGCAGCGACAGCAGCATTTTTTGCTTGTTCGCTTGTCATATAAGTAGTTTCTGATCCTAGAACCTTTGTGTTACCACTTAACTTTAGATAGCCAGTTCTAAGAGTTCCGAATAGTTTAATAATGTTCGCTATACCGTTTGCTAACAAACCAAATGTCATTAAGAATACAGGTCCTAGTCCACCAATAACGGCAGTGAGAACCGCTATAGTCTTTTTAGTTCCATCGCTTAGACCATTAAACTTTTCCAATATACCGCTGAAAAATTCAACTACTGGAGTGACTGCTTCCAAAAATGCTTTGCCTAGTGGCAATAATTCTTTTTTAAGATTTTCTAATGCTGCTTGAAATTTTACGCCTACAGATTCTTCAACAGCACCTAATTCTCGCTCTGATAATATCGCTAGTTCTTCTACAGACCTTCCAGCCAAATCTAGAACTCTTGACGCTTGGCTTCCATCCTTAATAACATTTTGGAATAATGTTGACAAACGAGCAAATTGGAACTTACCAAATAATTGCTCAATCGCTCTTGCTCTTTGTAATGGATCTAGTTGATCTAATGCCTGTGCAAAGTCTACAACTATTTCACGTAAGTTGCCTTTATTACCTTCCACAATTGCTGTAATATTAATTCCCATTTCTCCAAGCATTGCTGCTGCTTTTTTGGTTGGGTTAATTAATGAAGCAAGGCCTGACTTAATTGCGTTGGCGCCTTCTGATGCATTAACGCCACCTTCTTTCATAGCAGTTAAGAAGAAAGCAAGATCTTTTACATCTCCACCTAATTGCTTAATAACTGGTGCAGCCTTTGGAATTGCAATAGTTAAATCTTCAATGCCTGTTACTGTTTGGTTTTCAACAGAGTTTAGGAAGTCAATTGTTTCTGATAAATCTTCTGCAGCAATATTAAAAGCATTTTGAAGAGATATTGTAGTCTCAAGTGCTTGTTGTTGTTCTACTTGTCCAAGTACCGCCAACTTATTTGCATTTCGTGTTTGTTCAATTAAGTCTACACCAGCAAAACCAGCCTGTGCTGCTTCTGCAGCCATAGCCATCGTATCTTTAAGTGCAACTCCATATTTTGTAAACTCTTGTCCCAAGCGCATGATGTCTTGCAATGCTTTATCTGTCTCTGCTTCACTTGTAAACATTTCTCCATAAACACGCTTAAATCTAACAACCTCTTTTTCCATATCACGGAAAGTTCTTGTTGCAACTGAGCCAAGCATTGTCAAAGGAATAGTAAAACCAACCATCAACTGACGACCAGCCCACTGAGTATTCTTACCAAAGTTTAGAAGGTTTGTTGACCCCTGCTTCATTAATTGATTAAATAGTTGTTGTCTTTGTGCAGCAATCTGAGTCTTTGTTGCATAGTTTTCCATGTCCAGCACTGCTGGTCTTATTGCAATAGCCTTCATTGCACCTTGTGCATCACGGCCTAATTTAATATATCTTGTCTGTAAGTCTTTGACTCGTTCTCTGGCAACCTTATTTATAGTATCAAATTCGGATCTAAATAATCTACCGAATGATTTAGTAGAGGCTCCAGCATACCTGAAGTACTCACGCATAGACAATTTATTAGTCTCAAGTGCATGAGTAAATGCTTCTGTTGTTGTTCTTATTGTACGCATTTCTGCAGAGAACTTACCAGTTGCAGAAATATTACGCATTAAGTCAATTGTCATATCACGCTGAGCCATCATTGCTGTAGCGTTAGACTTTAATATTGACTGATTAAAGTTACTTATCTGACGTTGTAAAGTTTTTAGTTGTGCAAGGGCAGCAGATGTATCAATCTGAATCCCAATGTTAGCATTTACATCTGCCACCCATTACACCTCTTTATTTAATTTATTTTTGTGCTGCGCTTACTGCGTTCAACAGAGCGGTAGGATCTGAAAGTTTAATTCCAGATGCTGCCTCAATAATTTGATACACAGTAGGAAGATCAATATTTTCTTCCAATGTCTTTCTATTTTCAGCCAAATCTGGCTTGTACTGCTTTAGTGCAACCTGTACACAATCAAGTAACACATCCATTGACTTAACGTTATCTTCTGCTACGTCTGGCAAACCCTCAAACTTTTTAAGGAAAGGCTTAAGCAGAGAGATCTTCAAAGGACGAGTTTCAAATGTTGTACCGTCTATCAATGTAATTGTCGTAGGTTCGTAAACCGTAGTTGACATTAATTTCCTCCTTATAAGGTTAGATTAATTATACCATAGGAGGCTTTTATTTTTTGGTCATATCCTCGTATTCAAGACCCATGCCAATACCAAACCCTGCATTTCTAGCGTTTTGTCCTTGTAATGCCAGTATGTTATTTGAGTCTGTAGCCTTACCTTTACTAAATACTCTGGCCTTCATGTCTTCCCACTCTTTTTGTCCCCTGCCAGATTGCTTATCCAAATCTACACCTTGCATTGCTGCCATAAATTTTTTATCATTATAATCTATATCTCGCTTTGCAGATAGTGTTGCTGTTAACTCTGGCATTGACATTGAAGTTTCTAGTTCTTCATAGTCTTTCCATATACCCAACAAAAATACTTCAGATTCTAACTTTGCTAAATCTAACTCATCCCAAGATGATCCGCTATCTGTTGCTTGTTTTTTTACTGATTCCTGAGAATCTTTATCTATCTTAATTCCAGCAGCATAATCTATAATTTTATAAATAGTTGGCAAATCTACATTATCTTCTAGTTCTTCAATAGTTGTAGATATCTGTGGATAATATTGTTTCATTGCAATTCTGGCACATTCGGACAGGGCTGATATTGCTTCGTGATCACCCTTTGCAGATCTAA